AGGTTACATTATGTAAGGAGATACTATGACTCGACTTCACTATTTAAAATCAATATCCCAACGCCAGTCATGGCCGGAGTGCGTACTCCAGTTAGGCAGTTTGCCTCTTGTGTTCTCGTTGACAGTGACGACACACTTGATTCGATCTTTGCGTCGGACATGTCCATCGGTAGATACACAGCTCAAAGAGCTGGTATCGGCATTAACGCAGGACGTATCAGAGGAGTCAACTCAAAAATCAGGGGAGGAGAAGTAGCACACACAGGTGTGGTTCCGTTCCTTAAAAAATTCGAAGCAACTGTAAGATGTTGTACACAAAATGGTGTACGTGGCGGAAGTGCTACAACACATTTTCCTTTTTGGCATCAAGAGATTGAAGACATCCTTGTACTAAAGAACAACAAAGGAACAGAAGACAATCGTGTACGTAAGTTAGATTATTCTATTCAGCTTAATAAAACTATGTATGAAAGATTGTTAACCAGCGGCAATATAAGTCTTTTCTCGCCACATGATGTGCCAGGATTATATGAAGCATACTTTGGCGACCCTGCAGAATTCCAAGAGCTATACGAAATGTATGAGCGTAAAACAAGTATTAAGAAAAAAGTTATTCCTGCTATGGAATTGTTTTCAGCATTAATTAAAGAACGTGCTGAAACAGGACGTATCTATATTATGAATGTTGATCATTGTAATACACACAGTTCATTCAAAGATAAAGTTTATATGAGTAACTTGTGTCAAGAGATTACACTACCTACAAAGCCGTTGAATCATATTGATGATGAGAACGGAGAAATTGCATTATGTATCCTAAGTGCTATTAACGTAGGAGTACTAAAAGATTTAGATGACTTAGAAGAACTATGTGATCTTGCAGTAAGAGCTTTAGAAGAAATTATTGACTACCAAAAGTATCCTATCAAAGCGGCTGAGATTAGCACTAAAGCAAGACGTAGTTTAGGAGTAGGTTACATTGGACTTGCACACTATCTTGCCAAACATCAGTTAGCATACAATCACAAAAGAGCTTGGAAGAAAGTACATGAACTTACAGAAGCATTCCAATATTATCTTTTAAAAGCATCAAACAAACTCGCAGAAGAACGCGGAGCATGTGATTACTTTGGACAAACTAAATATAGTGATGGCATACTGCCAATCGATACTTACAAAAAAGAAGTTGATGAACTAGGAGACTTTAAGTTAAAATATGATTGGGATTCTTTACGCAAGGACATACGACAGCACGGTTTACGGCACAGCACATTGTCCGCACAAATGCCTTCAGAGAGCAGTTCCGTTGTGTCGAACGCAACAAATGGAATTGAACCACCTAGAGGCTACTTGTCCGTTAAGAAAAGTAAAAAAGGGCCTCTTAAACAAGTTGTTCCGCAGTATACTACCTTAAAGCAACACTATACACTATTATGGGATATGCCTAGTAACGAAGGTTATATTAATATTGTTGCAGTAATGCAAAAGTTCTTTGATCAAGCAATTAGTGGTAACTGGAGTTACAATCCTACACACTTCGAAAACAATGAAGTGCCTATGAGCGTAATGATTGGTGATTTGCTTAATACGTATAAGTACGGATGGAAAACATCATACTACCAAAACACTTATGATTATAAAACAGATGGTGATATGGCAGATGAAGTTAAACAACAACCGCTTGCTAGAGAAGAATTTGCAGGTTCAGATGAAGAGTATGAGGAGCATTGTGAGGCATGTGCAATTTAGAGGTTGACATGCTTTTATAATGACGTTATAATAGAAAGAGTTATGAGACAAGAGGTAACAAATGGCAAAGACAGTATTTAATCAAGAAAAAGTAGACTTTACAAAGAGCACCATGTTCTTTGGACCCGATCAAAACACACAGAGATATGATGTGTTTAAGTTCCCTGAATTTGATAAACTTAACCAAACAATGCTTGGTTATTTTTGGAGGCCTGAAGAAGTTAGTTTGCAAAAGGACAGAGCAGACTTTGCTGACTTCAGACCAGAACAGAAACATATTTTTACAAGTAACCTAAAGTATCAAACATTACTTGATAGTGTACAAGGGCGTGGTCCTAGTTTGGCTTTCTTGCCACACGTATCACTTCCTGAACTAGAAGGTTGTATTGTTACTTGGGACTTCTTTGAAACTATTCATTCACGTTCATATACACATATTATGAAAAACGTGTATGCAGATCCTAGTGAAGTATTTGATACTATCCTAGATGACAAAGAAATTCTTAAACGTGCAACGGCAGTTACTAAAAACTACGATGCGTTTACAGAAGCGGCGGATGCCTTTATCCATCGCAAGGAAGGCAACATGCGTGATGTTAAGAAGAAACTATTCTTAGCAATGCACAATGTTAATATCCTAGAAGGACTACGTTTTTATGTTTCCTTCGCTTGCACATTTGCCTTTGCTGAATCAAAAGTAATGGAAGGCAGTGCAAAGATTATTTCGTTAATTGCAAGAGACGAAGCAACACACTTGAACCTATCAACTTCTATTCTTAAGAACTGGATCAAAGGACTTGACGACAAAGAGTTCCAATCTATTGCGAAAGAATGTGAAGAAGAAGTATTAGATATGTGGCGTACTTGTGTTGATGAAGAAAAGGCGTGGGCAGACTATTTGTTTAAGGATGGTGCTATCATCGGACTTAACGAAGAACTGTTGTATCATTATGTAGAATACATTGCTAACCGCAGATTAAAAGCATTAGGTTATAAACCAATCTATGATCGTCCACTTAATAATAACCCACTTCCTTGGACACAACATTGGTTGAGTTCGTCAGGATTGCAAGTGGCTCCACAAGAGACTGAAGTAGAGTCATACATTATTGGCGGCATCAAGCAAGATGTAGACAAGGATTCACTAAAAGGATTTAGTCTATGATGCAAGAAGTAGTAATCTATAGCAAACCACATTGTCCTTCATGCGTGAAGGCAAAGGCTGTATTTGATAAAATGCAAATCGAATACAAAACATTTACACTTGGCACTGACATTCAGCCAAGCGAACTAATGGCACTCTTTGAAGAAAAAGGATTGCCAGCACCAAGAACTGCTCCACAAGTTTTTATAGGTGATCAACATATAGGAGGGTACGAACAACTACTTTCTTATATTGATTCAACAGGATGGAATGGAACAGGGGAGAGCTTAGGATAATATGTTATTAGAAACAAGTTATAAAGAAGGCGATACAATTAGTTTTAAAACTGTTGCAGGTGAAGAAGTTATTTGTCGCTTAATTAAAAAAGAAAAAGATTCAATGAAAGTTAAGAAGCCAATGGCTCTTACAGGAACTAAAGAAGGAATTGGCATGGTGCCATTTACTTTTACGGTAGGTCGAGATAGTGAACTAGATATTAATCTACAAACTGTCGTTTTTATTGCTAAGACTGAAAAAGGAATGGCGGACCAATACATTGAATCAACAACCGGCATAAAGATTAACTAACAAAGAAGGAGATAAAGATGTCATCAATTCACGAACAAATCGTTGCACAGTACGAAGCGTACCTTGCAGAGAACGAAAAATTTGAAGGCGGTACTAAAGCGGCCGCGGCTAGAGCAAGAAAAGCTCTAGGTGAAATGGGTAAACTTGCAAAGGCAAAGCGAGCTGAAATCCAAGATAAAAAAAATAATATGTAATAAATACTACAGGGCGTAAGAGTTATTTTTTACGCCCTGTATACTTAATGAAGGGCAACACATGAAGCAGGGCAAATTAAAATGGTACAATCACGTAAAAGGTTACGGATTTATATCACGTGACGAAGGACAAGCAGACTTGTTCGTACACATTTCAGAGTTTCGCAAAGCAGGCGTAAAGAAGGTAGTTGAAGGCATGGTCATTGACTACGAACTAGACGACCATAACGGTAAACCCGTTGCAGTTGACATAGCAGTCATCCACACACCAGAACAGTAAAGGAAAGTCCAAAGTATGGAAGGTTTGATAATTCTATATGGACTACTTGTTAAACACGCCATTGCCGACTTGGCAATACAATCTTTAAGAAAAACTCCAGGAGATAAAAGCGACCTTAAGAGCCTTAAGGGATATATCCATGCAGGCGATCATGCAGGACTTACCTTTGTTGTAATAGCATTACTAACTAATAATTTTCTAATGTCAATCTCAATAGCATTGTTAGATTACGTACTCCATTTTATTATTGATTATGTCAAAACAAGAATAATAAAAAGATACAAATGGACAACAGACCAAAAAGCATATTGGATTACACAGGCAATAGATCAAACTTTACACTATACTTGTTATCTTTCTTACGTTCTTATCTTGACATCTATATAAAAAGAGTGTATAAATATAAACATAACGTTGAAGCAATTCAAACGCTATGCAGGACCCCGGGGCGGTACCGGGCAGGTCCACCATAAACACATTAAGCACACACTATCTAGTGTGCTTATGATGGGCCTGAAATAGGATCGACTGGTAGTTAATAGATGTTGTGGAGTTATCCGGATCTAAGCTCGGTTAACGCGAAGAAACTTTACAAATGCAAAAGCAACTGTAAACAACGGCGAATTTACTTTCGTGAACTTCGGTGCACTTAATGACTTCGCTGTCAATGAGGATTTTGCCCTAGCGGCGTAATCACTCGGGGTTGGCGACTTACCTAGCAACAGAAAAGTCGCACTTTAACTTTGTTACCTACCACTATAAATACTTCGTGCCACAAAAGCACAACACATCTAAATGGTTAGATAACTATACTTTGTAGGCAAGTACGATCTACACTTTTATATAAAAGAGGAAATATAATGAAAAAGACTTTAATAACCGCCGCTTTGGTGGCGATGTTAGGTACATCTGTTATGGCAGATGACTTCGACAATACTGCAATTAAGATGACTGCAAAAACAGATGACTATTCAATAAGCATCAAAGATAAGAAAACTGGTGCAACTGAATTTCACCTGCGTGGTGATGTAGGACCAATTGACACAACCATAAAATGGAAGCGTAATGGTGACGTAGATAATTATGCACTAAAAGGTGAAAAGAAAAACAAATTAGCAACAGGCCCATTATATGTTGGTGCTCACGCTGAATTTATGTTTGGCGATAGCTATACAACAGATACACGTACAATGGACTTAGAGCCATATATTGGTGTAGAACATGCAATGGGTAAAGTAACACCATTTGCAGAAGTTGGATACACATGGCAATCAACAACAGATAACATTGTTGATTTTGATCGTAATTCAAGTTACATTGAATTTGGTGCCAAGTATGCATTATCAGAGAAAGTAGACATGAAACTTAAGATTAAAGAAAGACGTGATGTGGACTTCAATAATCCAGGTGACATGAATGCACAGTTGGGATTAACATTCAAATTCTAAAGCAGTCTTAGAAAACTTAAAAGGTCGCCTTGTGCGGCCTTTTTTTATGGCTTTTTTTAATAAATACCTATATAACCAAGGAGGGTTATGAAGTTACATAAAACTTTTGAAGCACATGAAACACAACCAAAAAAAACAAGTATAGGAAATAATCACAGTAGAACAAAGTTTAGTTCAATGAACAAACACAAGAAACGTTCTTACAAAAAGTATAAAGGACAAGGGAGATAACAATGGAAATGTTCGTTTTAGTATTAAGTATGTGGGGTAAAACCGCAATGGGAGAATGGTTGTATATTGGAAACCAATATGCATTTAATACTCCAATGCCACAACACCAATGTGAAGAACTTATTGATAGATCAGCATGGTCGTATAACTTAACTAACGAATTTTACCGCATACAGTTTGATTGTATGCCCGAAAGTAGCGAAATCCAGGAGTAGCAAATGGCAAAAGAAACTGACGATCAAGGTAAACTAGAAGTAAGCGTTCGTATATTAGGCAACGAACTTATAGGTCTTAAAATGGTAGTAGACGATTTTAAGATGAAATGGTTAGTACTAGGAGTAGTAACTATTGTAGCATTAGGTTGGGCAGGTAGCACATTTGGTCCTGCACTATTTGATATGGTGGGCGACAATGTTAAGTAAACAATGTAAACTCCATTTAGAAGAAGTAGGTGAAACACCCTTACAACATATGAAGCATGCACTTAAGACAGCAGTTAGGTTACAACTGCTAGTGCCTGCTTTAATTATACATAGTGTTGCTCCACGTTTTTTTAAAAAGACAGCAACAAATGTAATGCAAGACATATTGGATAAAAGAAAATGATGTTTCTTTTTTGGCTTGGACTTAGTTGCATAACTATCCTAGGCCTTGGCATATATTTCAGAGAACACTTAAGACAGTACATAGGTTACTATATGATACCTTTGTGTTTGTTTGGAGCATATGCAGGATGGAATGATGACGGATGGATTATGTTATTAATGATTCCTGTCATACTTTGGAAAGTTCCGCCATTCAATAAT